ATAATTTCTTCCGTTGGAACCTATTGAATGGCTGGACAAACTTCATGCGCCAAGGTGCGGCTTACATGATGGCTAGAGACATGGTCAATGCGGCAAAGAAACCATGGAATCAGTTGAATGAACGTTATCGTTACGTCCTCTCTCAGTACGGAATTACAGAAGCAGATTGGGAAGCCATCAAGAAGTTACCGAGGACCAAGGTCTCTGGAATTGAAATCATCTCTCCCCATGGAGTCCGACAAGCCATTGACAACGGAGCAGTCCCACCGGATAGCGCAGCAAGAGCCAGAGAACTGGCAGACAAGGTCCAGATGTTCCTCGTTGGGGAAAACACGATGGCTGTTATTGAGCCTGGAGCACGGGAACAAGCCTTTATGCGAAGAGTCCCCTTCGGTGGAGAGGGAGCAGGAAAAGCAGGGACTGCATCCGGTATGGCCGCAAGGCTCTTCTGGCAGTTCAGAGGATTCCCGTTGTCGATGATGATGCGAAACTTTCCACGGGTTGCCCAGATGGGTGCTCCTGCGATGTTTCATCTACTTCCGATGGTTGGCATCGGCTATGCCGTAAAGTCCGCTAAGGATGTCATGAAAGGCCGAGAACCACTTGATCCAAGAGACCCTGATAACATCTATAAAATTGCAGTCTCCGGTGTGCTTCAAAGTGGGTTCGGAGGACTAGCTGGAGACTTCTTGATTAACGATGTTCGCAAGTACGGTTATGGTCTTGCCGATTTACTCGGTGGACCTACAATTAGCACAGCACAAGATGTATTATCAGTCACTGGAGCAACAGCCGCAGTACTGAGAGGAGATGAAGAAATCGGAGAGATCGGAGAAAGTCTCTGGCAGGTCATCCGTAACAACACTCCTTATGTTAACTTCTGGGCTACCAGAACAGCCTTTGACTACATGATTGATTACCAAGTCCGTGAAATGTTGAATCCAGGAAGTCTTACCAGAATGCAGAATCGTTTCCAACGAGAAAACAACCAGAATTTCTTACCTGGACTGTCTCCTGCTGAAGTCGTTCCGTATGGAGGATCACTATGACGGTCTCAGTACTCCGGAATCAAGTCCAGTACACAGGGAATAATTCCACAACTCAATTTACTGTTAATTTTCCTTTCACCGAGAAGTCTCAGGTCAAGGTCTATCTAGATGGAACTCTTCAGACGATCACCACGCACTACACTCTGACTGATCCGGACAGCACAGGAACTGTTACTTTTGTGACTGCACCAGGGACCGGAGTGGTTGTTTCCTTTATCCGTGAGACCGACTTTCTCCAGACAGTTGACTACGCAAATAACGACATTCTCGATGCTGAAACTTTAGAAGCCGCATTCGACAAGCTGACGATGATGTGCCAGCAGGTAAAAAATCTTGCGGACAAGTCAGTCGGATTTGATGAAACAGTCAATGAGTCAGAAACAACCTCACTGAAATTAGCAGCAGGAACCGGAGATCTTGCCGGAAAGCTACTGGCTTTCGATTCCACGGGAGCATTTGTTACCACCCAAGAAATTGGGACATTTAGAGGTAGCGATTCTACAACGACCACAGCATCTTATGTAGTCCGAGATCTGATCAGGGATTCATCGAATGACAATGTGTATTTCACGAAAGTAGATGCTCCATCGGGAACTCTCTTAACGAATACTACTTACTTTGAACTTCTTGTTGATGTCGAGACTGTCAGAGGTCTGAAAGTCGATGCAGAAACTGCTAGGACGGAAGCAGAAACAGCCGAGACCAATGCAGAAGCAGCACTGGCTTCTTTCCAGGGACAGTACAAAACCGGAGCAACGAATCCGTATTCCGGAACTCCTGATGCTGGAGATCTCTGGTACGACACTACGAATTCGATTCTCAAATACTATGTCAGTGGGACCGGATTTGAACCTGTCACTACTTCGTTAGCGACTGTTACCGGAAATTATTTAACGATTTCCAATCAAGTGATCACGGCTGGAGTGGTTCCGGTTTCCCTCGGTGGCACAGGGGGAACTTCTAGTTCTGAGGCCAGAACGCTTCTGGGATTGTCTATCGGTTCAGATATTCAAGCCTTCAGTGTCTCCCTCCAGGATATCTCCTCATTAGCCAAAACGGATGGGAACATCATCGTAGGAGACGGAAGCAATTGGGTAGCCGAATCCGGTTCAACAGCCAGAGCAAGTCTCGGAGTTTCCATCGGATCTCAGGTACAAGCCTGGGACCAGCAGTTGGACGATATCAGTGCTCTCGCAGTCACAGACGGAAATATCATTGTCGGCAATGGCACTACCTGGGTTGCAGAATCCGGTGCTGTGGCACGAGCATCCTTGGGTCTTGGGACTGTTGCAACTACGGATTCAGATGCTTATGCAAACGCAGCACAGGGAGAGTTGGCAGACAGTGCAGTTCAACCAAATGATCTAGCAACCACACTAAATACGAGTGCGACAAATGTCCTGTTGGGTAGATCTACGGCAGAAGCAGGGGCAGTAGAAGAGATCACACTTACCAGTGCCGGTAGAGCACTACTGGATGATGCCGATTCGGCAGCACAACGGACAACGTTAGGTCTGGGAACCGCAGCAACCAGTAACACCAGTGCTTTTGAAGCAGCAGGTTCTGTCAGTACTCACGCAGCAGCAACAAGTAGTGTCCACGGCATCAGTGCATTTGGTGCAACTCTGGTTGATGACGCAGATGCTGCAGCAGCAAGGACTACATTAGGTGTGGATGTGTCGGGAACAGACAATTCAACTCCGGTCAGTTTAATCACCACTTCTCACGACTATCTCAGTCTATCTTCTCAGGCGATTACACTTGGTCCGATTGTTTTAACAACAGATGTCTCTGGGACTCTTCCGGTAGCAAACGGAGGGACTGGAGTTACGGCACTGTCATCACTGAATGCTGCAGATCTTGGATCAAACAATGGGGTCACTGATGCCACGGATGGATATGTTCTGACTGCAGATGGGACAGGTGGAGTTGCGTGGGAAGCAGCGACCGGAGGGATCTCCGATATCGTCAGTGATACGACACCGCAACTAGGTGGGAATCTAGATGTCAACGGGAACAGTATTGTCAGCGCTTCTGCTGGAAACATCAGCATCACTCCCGATACAACTGGTAAGATCATCCTTGACGGACTTTCTTGGCCCACAGCAGACGGGACTACCGATCAAGTATTAAAAACCGATGGTGCTGGAAATCTCAGCTTTGTGGATCAGTCCGGTGGTGCAGGTTCTGGAAGTAGCTATATCGAACACAGTTCAACGGTTTCGGATTCACTAGCGATCAGTGCGGGAACGAATCGAATGTATATTGGTGGTACGACTTTTAGCGGAGGTGGAACGATGGCAGGTTATTTAGTCATTAGTCACGGGTATGCAAATTTTACTGGTGCGTCTGCACTCAATGTAACAGGAACTCTTAACGTAGTAGGTTAAATATGGCAGGAGAGATTCAATTAAGCAGCACCACGATGGCAACCGAGTCATCAGGTTCAATCACGGCAGAACTGGACACGATCAGGCCGAATACAACCAACGGCAGTCTGACACTGCAGGGAGACAGTTCTGATGCTGGTGTGACGGGATTGACGATTGATTCCAGCGGCAATGCTACGTTTGCTCAAACAATTACTGGTGGCACGATTGGCAGTGGTGTTGTGTTTCCTGCTGCTTACCCTGTACAAGTTAAATCAGCAACAACAGATCAGGTAGATTCCTTCAATACCTCTGGATTCCAAGATGTTGCCGGATTTTCTGTGGATATTACACCAAAATTGGGTAGCAAAATACTAATCTACGTTGAATTTAGATATGGGAACAGCACCAGTTCTAATAATGGAGTCCAGCTTTTAAGAAATTCAGACGTATTGGATTTGGGTGGTAGTAACTCAACTAATTTGGGAAATGTTAGTACTATGTCTTTTGTCGATACGTCATTCACCTATTATGATTCACCGAACACAGATCAATTAATAACTTATAAACTACAAGTACAACGAAGCGCAGGAACACTGTATATAAATGCCAGAAATGATGGAACTAATGATAGAATGGGGACTATTGTAGCTATGGAGATAATATGATTAGAAAAGCGGATGCTCTACTGTCTCTTTGCCCGAATGCTGAATGGATTGTGCGTGGAGAGATAATAGATTGGAAAGATACTGTAGAAGTTCAACCAACCGAATCCGAAATCCAAGCAAAAATCGAAGAACTAACTGCTGCAGAGCCAATGCGTTTACTCCGTCAACAACGCAACCAACTTCTTCAACAATCCGATTGGCGAATGGTCTCCGATTATCCAGGTTCTAACCAAACCGAGTGGCAGACATACCGACAGGCTCTTAGGGACATAACAACCCAATCACCA